TCTTAAAAGTGCTCGTTACTCAGAAAGGGCTGGAATTTCTCGCCAACCTCTTTAAGGTGGTAGAGCAACCTAAGGAGGAAGCAGAAGTAATTTGATTAATTCCAACCATTATGCCGAGCGTAACAACTGGGGTCATCAGCACCCCAGTTCAACCACGGTGTTCAGCACCGCAGTTGTTCAACTATTATGCTGGCGCCAACAGTTGATTTTACGATTAAAATTCCTAAATCGCTAAACAATTAGGAGATTATTTATATTTTTGCAAAAAGAAGGCGGTTTATAAGCAAGTCGTGGATTGTAGTTCCACGGGGCTACTTATGAATCGCCTTTCTTCTTTTCCAATAATCTCAATATATTTATGCTATCAGAGATACTATATAACGATGTGCTACCATCCGCCTGCTCTTTCACAAGAATCCAAGACTTTTCGTTTTCCACTTTTGTCTCAAACAAATGAACAATAGCATTATATCCATGCTTATCATTTCCGCAACCAATATATTCCGCATCCTTTATCACAGAAGCTATATCCAAAAGCATTTCATTCTTTTTCTCGTAATATTTATGTGGCTGGTTCAACCACTCTTTTATACCACGACCGGTAATCTGTATATCTTTCCGAAAATCTTTATTCCGAATAACAGTTTGTTTTAATAAAGAAGCCTTTTCCTTGATCTCCTTAAATCTCACTTTATCGGACGCTACATTAATCGAATCCTTTGGCTTTCCATCACCCAGTAACCATTCAGCGAACTCCTCATGATCCATCATAATCGGCGTAGATATGCAAATACAAAACGGGTGCCATCCTGTAAACTTGAAATCCTTCGGGTATTGGCCAGCCTTGGCGTCACACACAGGACACGGACCGTGATTCGTTGGTGAACGTTCCACCTCTATACCGATCACGAAGTCCATATTCTGCCAACGTTCATAATCGGCAGTTCGAAAAACCTCGTTTGTTTTCGTTGCTGCTAGTCGAAGGGCGTTTTTATAAGATGAACGATAAATACCCTGCCCCGGATGATAATCTTTCATCGGCTGGGATGGGACCAATTTGCCATTCGCGTCCCTTACACGGCGGAAACGACGGTTGGGTTCGTTTAGTAATTGCCGTATATCTTGGCTGATCAACGCAGCCAGACGGCCGGAAGACAAACCCGAAGAAAGATAATACTCCAGATTATCCATAGCTCCGTCCGTTATATCCCAGACACGGGAGGATATGGTTTTACCAAATTCATCCTTACGTTTCAACAGGGTATTCAGCGCATCTGCACTTCTGGAAAACATCTTATCCTTCAACGTACTGGATATGGCCATATCCTTGATATAACCTGTTACCAGTTCATCCGCTTTCCTATTGCCTAAATTCCATACATCGGTAACTGTATTGGATATATTGCTTACGAGCTGCGTATGC